TCATTTATCTCTGAAGGAGTCAGTTTCAAAATGTGCTCCATTATCCATTGCCTTGAAAACATCTCTTGCATTTCATTAGCAAGTTGCACCCTTAACTGCATAAGCTCAATATAAGCCGTCTCCATAACCTTAGTTGGTGCAGGCAAATAAACAGTATACCCAGCACTCTTTGGACTAATATTGTTAGCTGCAAGCTCTACATTACATAGCTGTCTAAGCCCACCCTTCATCATCTGCTGCAACCTCATTACAGTACGGGCATATCGAACATCCTCAGAAGCAAGAGAATATCTTGATCCTATCAATTCGTCATACCCAAGATAGCTCTTAGGAATAGCCAATGCCGAAAACAGCTTTGACTGAAAATACTCAATATCATCTATTGAATTATAGTCAGGCCCCGCAAGAGCTTCAACCCTTGTTCTATCCTTTCCCTCACGGACAGGAAGGTAAATATCATCACTTTCGCTATTCTTCACAAATACACCAGAATCTTTATTAACATCACCATCTGAACCAACTGATAGCATTGCAAAGTTATGCAGCCCTTGCACATTCATACAATACATATCACAATTTTCAACAACCTCAATTCTTTTAACTTTTTGCTCGCACGCGATTTCATCTAACGTGGTGTTATATCCCATTAACAAGTCATTAGCTTTAAGAGAACCTGCTACTACCTCACTTCCATCACTTAAAATAAATGGATGAATAGGATCAACGATATTATAGCTGTCATCACTATAAACAACCTTTATTGCCTTTCCAGAACCATCTGACTTTCCGCACCATAAAACCTTACCCTGCGAAATTCTATTCTTACTATTCCTATCAACAGCATATACGAAATTGTCTTTTCCATCATCCCATTCTTTGGCAAGAGACTCTATTGTTATGTTTCTTCCATCAATCAGAGGTATTGAAGTGTTAAAAGCTATCGGCATTGGATTNAAACGCAAATCTATCTTTCCGTTTCTTGGATTAATAAACTTCGTTCTCTTCAACTTCTGCTTAACTTTTTCAATATATGCAAGTGCTTCTGTCGGAGGTAATGCACCAGTATCAAGATAATAAACATACCTGCTTGGAGCCTTTGTAAGCCTAAACAACAGTGTCGCATCTTCCATCAACACCAGACGTTTCCAACACCAACGGGCAGGCTCACCGTAACTATACCCATAAAATGCCCCTCTATTGCTTGATCTATTTCTCCAATGCACAACCTGCCAACCCTCAAATACCGCATTCATCTGACCCGTATAGGCACCAGCATCAACACCATTTAATCTCACATCCTTACCTTCTTGCTGATCCTTTATCTTCTTAAAAACCTGCTCTGCATTACTCGGACTCGCTGTTCCTGAAAAGTCACAGTAAAAAGCAGTATCGCCCTCCTTCTCTGCCCTTCTCATAATAACAGGAGGAAGATACACAATTCCTTTTATCCCATTTTCTCCAATGTCAATATACTCAAAATCATTTCCATACTTCAAAGCTGTGCGAACAATTTCCCAAATATTCTCGTCAATCTTTATCCTATTAAACATGTCCTCCAAAATAAACTCTGATCTCTTACTCTCTGCCTCTACCATTACAGTTTTATTCTCTATATAATCAGTAATAGTGCAATCATCCGCAAGAACATTATATGCCGCCGCAATCGTTGAATAATTGTCCATGTCCTCATAATCAGCATATCTTGTCATCAAATCATCATCTATCTTTAATGCATGACCAACAGAAATCCCAAACACATCATTTGACCCAAACACTCCCGCCATTCCAGACATTTTAACAGGAGCCTTTGCCTTCTCTTCTATCCTATCCCCCCAAGAAGCACGAATTCTTTCTTTGATATTGCCAATAATACTCATAAATAATCTCCGGGATAAATAAGTTGCGACCCGACATCTCTTGCGTCCTCATCATCACTTATCAACATATCAAGCGGATCAGCCCTTCCAACAGAACTCTTCTTTATCACTTCTTGTATCTTGCCCTTTATCGCGTCCTCATTAAAAGACTGGCTATACATAGAAATCGGCATCTCAGCATAAGAACTATTACTTAATGTATACACAACCCCAGCCAAAGAGTCGCTTACATCCTTTGATGAATCCTCTCTGTGATCCACCTTCTTTTTCCTTACGCTATACTCCAACTCCCTCAATTCTGTTATTACGGGATCGTACCTATACATTCTCAACCTATTATCATACAAACAATCTTTCAACGTCTGGTATGGAATAACAGATAAATCCATACTAACATGCGCCGCCTTAAACCCTTTGCTACTCAAAATCTGTATAGGGTCTGCCTTAATATAACTATCCATCGACACAAATCCAATAGAAAACCCATGTTCATGAAATTCATAAACAAGATTTCTAAGCTCCGCTATCACTATTTCACCACCGGGAGGCGGTATAATCTTTAGCAAAAAATCTATCACAATAAATGGCGCACGTTCTACAGTCATCTCATTCATCACATCACGCCTTCTCACATTAACATAACTTTCAATATGACCAACCGCGAACCCAGCACTATCCCCCGTCAAACTTGGGTCTATATGAATATGCCTAACTGCATTCGGATTCTGCAATGGCTTAATAACACCATCAGTCTTCCTTACAAGCCTCTCCCACTGTATCTCAAGCGGCTCCCCAAACACCCACTGAACACTAACACAAGGATGCACTGCCGTCAAATCAATACATTCTTCTATCTTCTCACGCTTCCTGATAAAAGGATAAACTGACTCAGTTGCAACTCCCGCCAAATCCCTTAAACTCTGGTCTAAATCTTTCTCAAAATCAGACTTGAAATCAACAGGAACATCTATTACCCTGCACTCTTTTTCTTTAGCCTCTACCAAGTCTTCGTCATACCTAACAATCCTCGATCCAAAATTTTCATTCCCAACAATAACTTTAAACCTCAATGCTCCTTCATATCTCTCAGGCTTTGCCTCCCACAACGATCTTTCTGATACAAAAACATGTCTCTCATCACTTGCCTCTAAAATTCTTCTCTCGGTAAAATCTGAAACAGTACGCTTTGAAGAAATAAGCAACAGAATACCGGGCAATCTTCCAAACATCTCAAATCGTGACTTAATCCTCCTCTTAATTGACGTATAGAGAATCTGTGCATTATCTATATGCTCCCATTTTTTATATCCTGATCTCTGCTCTTTGGACAATTCACCCATGAAATTAGTTTCATCAAGTATCGCTGCAATAACATTAAGACCAAGCACGGAATGAGGAGAACTTGAACTGCATGTAACCCATATATTTTTCGGAAATCGCAACTCAGACTTTGTTCTCTCAGGGTTAAAATTCTTACTAAACCACGGACTCATTTTAATATTTTCACTTATCGCGTCAAATACTACTTTTTGAGCCAATTTCTCCGACACAGAGAAATTAACAAGAGCAATTGTACTCCCTGATCTTAACCCATACGTCCTCTGCGGATTTCTTAAACAACCAATCTCATAAAGCTGCCTACATAACGAAATTTCTCCGAGAGTCGAATTATGAACAATAATCCCATTTGCAACAAAATTCCTATTTTTATTAACCTCTATATCGTATACTTTTCTCTTGCCAGCATCCTTAATACTAACTGCTTCATCCCAATAAATATCTCCCACTAACCACTTCCACTTATCACCAAGAGAAAGAGACTCGCACAACTTAGCAAAACCCTTTCTTCCATAATGCTGTCCCTTTGGAACTCTTATTTTATACCACACTTCCTTTGAAATACCTCCAACATCTTTTCTTATCTCCTTCATCTCTTCATATCCAACAGGAACTATATCAACATTAGTATTATGCTTAACAGAATTACACATTAACAATGCATCTTTACACTTTTCCTCTTTAGCACGTATAAATCCAATATTGTCAAAAAATGTCTTAACCTCTTCACCTAAAACATTCAACGTCCACGCATCAAACTTCTTCTCTTTTATCTTTTTAGGTGTAGAAGACTTCGCAGAATGAATACCAAATCTAAGCAGTAAAAACTGAATATCATCTATAAATTTTTCGCTTGCCAATGTTATAGAAACAGAGTACGGAGACTTACCAATCCATCCATCACATGCAAATAACCTATTAATAAATAAACCTAATTGCCTATCAGAAAGCCCATAAAAAATCGCCGGTATTCTTTTATTCTTCGATAAAACATTAAGTTCTTTGTACTTTCTCTTAATCCACTTACATCCTCTTGGATAATAAGTACCACGCTTTTTCTCAGATACTCCTGCTTTTCCTCTTTGATGCCACTTATCATTCTTTCTAAAATCAGCCAAAGAAGTCGCCACAAATCTAAACTCTTCGACTATACAATCATCAAAATTGGTGAAACCAAAATTACCCGAAGTACATGCCCCCTCTGCAAGCATGTAAGCAACAAATACAACTTCAGCATCACTAATTTTTAACTCGTTTATTGGCCTTGGAACAAACCTTGGAGTAGCTATCAATTTACCACAACAACTACCTGCATCAACCCATCCGTTTCTTGTAAGAAGTGGATGGTTTGAGGTACAAATCAATCTCTTACCACTTCTTGTAACAATCTCTATACAACTCTTCTCGCCAGAAAAAACATGCCCTGTTGATATTGTCTTTTTCGATTCCCCAAATACACTGAATGACTGAATTATTGATCTATCACTTTTCCAGTCCTTTATTTCTACTCTTTTACCACTATTTATATCATAAATATCAGAATCTTCGCTTAAACATTTGCCCACGCCGATAGCCCCTGACAAAATAACTTCGTTATAATCACCACTATGTATCTCCAAAAGGTCTTCCCTAATGGATTGCCATAATCCTTCGCATGGCCTACCAAAATAATAATCATCCTCCATCCACTGTTTCATTGGAACAGGTATTTCATCGTACTGCTCCTTCTCTCCAACATCTAACGCTACACTTCTTCCTTTTGACTCAAAATCTTCAAGAATCTGAAGCAGGCATTCCCTCTCCCTTGGACTCATTTTCTCAAAATCAGTCCTCAAAATATCAATCACTTCATCGTCAGTTCTTTTAGTCCTGACTCTTTCCCCATCACTCAGAAGCATCGCTTATTTCTTTCTTTTCTTCATTTATAACCTCTACATCTACCGGTTCCGCGCCACTTACATCACCAAACCCTTTAATAATATCTCCAGATAAATCCGGCCTCGCAAGCAACCTCCTTACCGCACCTATCACCTTTCCACGCGAAACAGGATCGCGCATCACCTCTTCAATAGCCTTACTCTTATATGGAAATTCTGTCCTCAATGTATGGTCAACCTCTACTGTGCCAAGATCACGCCTCATCAAACCCAAATCCTGCTTTAAATTAGCCGTTATCTTTAATATACCCATAGCTATAGCTATTTCATTCCCAGTAGTCTTAAATAATTTATGAATCTTTTTTTCTGTTGCATAATCTATCTCTATTCTATCCTTCTGCAACGTATATAAATATTCAAGCTCTTTGATCTCATCAACTCCATCCTCCATCTTTTTCTTAAGCTCTGTAATAGATTCTGGAAGTGTTTTAGATAAAATCTCGCTCGCCTTAAATGTACCCTTAAAATCGTAAAGAAGATCACGCAGACTCTCTTTTGTCCTTATCCTTGTAAACTTGTCAAACTCTTTTGCCTCATCAATAATAAACTTGGCAACATCACCGGGAGTATGACCATGCAAAAGCCTACTTTTTACCATATCAAAGCATTCAAGTGCTCGAAGCTCGTCAAACCTATCTGATACTCTTACGGATTTCTTTGGATCATCCTTAAGAGAAATCTCATCCCTCGCCTCATCAAGAGCATCTTTTCTAATCTTTATAGTATCTCCAAAAGCCATTAATACTCAGCCCCTTCTGTGTTTTCAACAATGTCCACATTAGGCTCTATATCATCAATTCCGGTATCCTTCCAATTCTTCACAAACTTACCAATAGCAGTATCAGCCTTTATATTCTTCTCCTTTGCAGTATCCAAAAGACTCTTCACGGAATTATAAACAGCACCATCCTCACACATTACAAATATACCCTCTTTTGACCCAAAACTAAAAGAAACGAAATTAAACCGCAGAGTATCACCATGCTCATTAAATATCTTATTAAGAACAGAACTAAGACCGTCTACTGTTTTTATTTCCTTCATTGACTCATCAAACTTCTCTATCTGCTTCTTTGTCATCCCAGAACTTTCAAGAGAGTCTCTTATGCTCGAAGTCAATTTATCCCAAGCAAACTTATCCGTAAAACCCATCAAATCCATTAATGACTCTGACCCATACTTCTTTTCCATCTCATCGTACAAAACAGCAAATTTCTCAGGGTCTATCTTTCCATGAATGATATTAAGTCTAACGCTGACAAGCTTTTGCAAATCCTCATCTTTCCACTTTTCATCTGTAACAACAGTGCAATCAATTTCAGTATACCCCAAAACCTTTGACGCTTCCCATCTATGCTGTCCACCTATGATTCTATACTTNTCCTCCGGTCCCTCTATTGGAACAACATCTATTGGGGTNANAAANCCAAGCTCTCTAATCTCCTGAACAAGCCTTGCAAACTCAATATCATCCATTTTATTAACATTCCACACATTCGGAACAATCTTATCAATAGCAATCTTCCTATGCTCATTCTCCCGTATTCCTTCAATCACACAAAACCTCCACTCCTAAAATGTTATCTATTTCTTTCTTAACATCTTCAACAGATATATCCTTCATACATTTTCCATCAATAGGACATTCCCCACCACTAACCTTGGATACGTCTGGATTCTCTCTATGACATGGTTGACAATCAATACCTTTATAAATATTAACATTCTGGTCATATCCAAAACCAATCGGCTCNGTACTTCCNAACAAAATTATTGACTTTTTCTTAACCGCAAAAGACGCATGATTCGTAAAACTATCTATTCCTATATGTAAATCTGAATGCTTTATTAAAGACACAGCCTCCTTAAAAGACCGTCCTATAAAATTACTAACCTCTGGAAGCAATCTTTCCTGTATGCCTCCGATCTGAACCGGCATATAATGTATCTCTCTTAAATACTTGGCAATATCAACCCATCTATCATATATCCAATCCTTATAGACAGACCAACCAGACTGAATATGCATTGTCACATACCCCTTAAAAATTGGCTTAGAAAATCTTGCGGTACTCATACCAACCATCTCTTCGTCAGAACTCAATGTGCATTCCAAATCCATACTATTATCAGGCAATCCAGCGCACTCATTGAATATTTTCACCAAATGCCTTGA